CTGTCTTTAAACTGATTATCATCAATTATTTCATTTACCCAAGCATATTGCCACTTTTTGCGGCGCTCTTCTATTTTATTTAGCTCAGTTTGCAAATTTTTGATGATTTTTTCTTTGTCTATATGTTGATCAGAAGATTTTGTCTCAATCTTGATTTCTTTGAAAATCAGTTCTTTGACAGCTTTCAAAAACTGGTATTCAATGATTCTTTCGGAAATAAGTGGCATGTCACATTCGTTGAACAGAACTTTTATACATCTATATGATTTATTCCTTTTATTTTTCCATTTGTGTGTATGTCCTTTCATTGGGGATCCACATCTAGCACATTTCAAAACTCCTGAAAAAATAAAATCGCTAGTCGCTTGTCTCCCGTGAAATCGTCTTCTCGAATTCCGGATCATTTGAGCTTTTTCGAACGTTTCCTTGTCGATGATAGCTGGAACTGCATTTTCAACTTGAAACGCTTGTTCTCGATTCACTCGAACTCCCCACCGTAAGTTTCCAATGTAAATTGGATTAGTCAGTATGTATCGTATGCGGTTTTCTCGCCATTTCAGACCTTTTCTTGTACGTATATTTTTTTCATTGAGGTGTATCGCTATTTTTCGATCGCTCAAACCGTCCAAATATTTTGTAAATATATCCCTTATAACAGAAGCTTCACTTTCATTAATCAAAAGTTCTTTCGTTTCGCTATTATAGTAAAATCCGTATGGAGCTTCAGAGCCATGCCATTCTCCTTGACGGACTTTTTCGGCCATCCCCATACTTACCCTTTCTGCGATTGTTTCCCGTTCCCATTGCGCCATGGAAGCGACGAGAGTGATAAATAATCGCCCAGTTGCACTTGTCGTATCATAAACCTCTGTAGCGGATTTAAATTTACAATGATATTTATCGAAAATTCCTAGTAGTTCATATAAATCCATGACCGATCTTGTAATCCGGTCTAATCTATATACTAAGACCACATCAATTTTATGTTGCTTAATATCTTCAATCATCCGTTTCAGTTCTGGGCGATCCAAGTCTTTTGCGCTTTTCCCTTCATCAACATAATAGTCAACTATTTCCCATCCTTGAGAATAGGAGTATGCAGTCAATTTTTGTCTTTGTGATGATATAGAATACCCTTCGATAGCCTGTTCTTGCGTACTTACACGAATATATAGTGCTGCTTTCATTTTTTTCTCCTTTCAGAATGTATGTTCGATTTATTTGTCTAAAGAAAAGCCCTTGTATAGGGCTATATGTTATTTATTATTTGCCAATTGCAACATTGAACTAATTACCTGCCAGTTTGCGTAAACTATACCTGCAATACCAATAAGCAATGTAACTACTGAGCCTATAATAAAGTATTTTAACGAATCTACACGTGAATGAATGGAATCCACTCTTTGTGTAATATTTTTCATTTCACCTTTAAGTTCCATCACTTCTTTATTAACTGATTGTATTGCATCTGATACTATTTTTTCAATTCGTAGTTCACGTTCTTTTGCTTCTGACGAAAATTTTTCCATCTGTTTTTCAAAACGTTTTTCCCGTTCTGTAATTTCATTTCGAGTTCTTTCTTCTCGTTCCCTCATATCTTGTTTTAATTCGGTAAACAACAAATTAAAGTTATCGTTGTTATTCATATGCTTTTCAACTCCTCTATGGGTTGATTCATCTATATCGAAATGTATTTCGAATGGTTGTATGTCATAAACAGTTTCTTTATTAAATTTTATACAATATCCATTCGAAATAAAACCATCTGGATTTTTCTTCGTTGGATCACTTAGTATATGTTTTAATTGATCAGGTAATTCCTTCAATTTTTCATGCTCTGTTTGATTTAATATATGTATATTATCAGTATGTAAATACTTTACTTCACCCATTTAGGTCACCACCTTGTTTGTGTGGAAAAACAGGAATTTTAATTTCTTTGGTGTTTTCGCCATCTATCGTTACAGAAATTTTGTGAATTCCAGTCTCTTTAAACAAAACATTACTAAAATTCAGGTTAATCACAGCTACATGTGTATTTTCGATGTCTTCTTTTTGAGGATCAAATCTAAAATTTATATTATCTGTTTTTATCACGTCATTACCATTAGGACTAATTATTTTTATAATAAACTTGTGATCTTTTTTGGGGGATAAATTAAACATAGAAAAAGAAACCATAAAGGAAAAGTACCCAGGAATAGTATAAGGATTCAATATGGGTAATGGTTTTCTGATAATAATCTCTCCGTTATTATTAAAAGCTTCATTACTAGCAACAATAAATCCAACATTAGCCATTACTTTTCCTCCCCATAGTTAAAAAATCTTTGGTGTTTATTGAAATGAAAAGCACAAAAGGGCATGATGGTAATTAGATTTTATCTCTAATTAATTTTACAATTCTATCAAGTTGATTTTGTGGGATATTGCGGATTGTTCTTTTTTTCTTTCCGATCATTCCTTTAATTTCAAGAATTAAAATACCAAGTTCCATTTGCGCTAATCCCATTGGATTTGGAGCAATGTCAAAATCAACATTTTTAATATCTTTATATTTAATGACTTCTGTTTCAGCCCCTCCTAAAAGACCACCTTTCATCATCACGAAAATAAGATTATTTTCTGCAATAACGATAAATCCTGTTTTAGTCAGTTTTGGATCAGCCGTCGTAAATGAATAGATTTTCTCTTCTTCTTTCATTACTTTTTTGAGTGCTTTTATCGCAAACTCATAGAATTTACGTTCACTTTTCGGAAATTCTAGTGATATCTCTTCCATTTCCTTTAATGTTACTGGGTATTCAATAACACCAAAACGGCTATTTAACTTTGTAAATTTATTAGTCAATCTTAATACCTCCTTCAAATCTTATTATGAAATTCTTGTCAAATGATTAAAATAAGTTCTGTTTTTTATTTGCAGTAATCTTTGTTCACAAAGTTCTTCTGTCACACAAAATATATCTGACGCTTTTTCGATTATGTTTTCATCCCATAAATTCCAATTTTTCACCATATCGAACGGGATTGCAGCGCATTTTGTGAATCGCCTCGCATCAATTTCTTGCCATTCTCTAAAAGAAAGGGAAATGAAAGATTGATTCCCGACGTGCCTAAGAACATGACATAATTCATGAAAAAATTGTTCTCTTTGTTTTTTCGGCGGCAAACGAGCATCTATATAAATAACATCAGTTCCACAAATACGGGTATGAAAAGAAGGGCCATTTTCACGAAAAAACATGATTCCTAATTTATTCGCAATAAATTCCTCGGATATTTGATAAGGTTTAAATATACCTAATTGTTCATATAAATTCGAAATAAATTCTTCCAAGTGAGTTTGTATATATCTTTTCAAATTCCCACGACCCCCAAAAATAGAACTTATGTTCTGTTTAATGGTTGAAGAAAAGCCCTGTAAAAAGGGCTTTCCATATTTAATTAAGCAGCAATTTCACTTCTTTTGTCTTTTCTTAAAATACCCATAAGTCCAGCGATTAATAATAAAATGCCAGGAAGGAGATAAAACAAAGAAATACAAATGAATCCTCCGATAGCAGATACTAACATGAAAATGCCGCCGAGCTTAGCTTTTCCCTTTACGACAACGGAACCGACAATACCCAAAATGGATAAAATGACAGCTCCCCAACCTAAGCCAATAATATCGCTTGTACCACTCGAACTGATAGCAGCATCGACTCCGCCTATAAATAATGCTATAATTGCCCCAAAAACTCCGAAAATACCGCCTATCAGACCTAATACAAATTCAGTGGTTCTTTTCAAAATGTTACCTCCTTACTCAACTGAAACTATAAATTCTACTGCTTTATTTTGCATTAAATCTTCAGTTATTACATCTCCGAATAATAGTTTTATTTCTTTAACGGCATTCACATCAATTTTCTTTCCTTCTGGAGCTAAAAATTCAATTACCCCCTCTTGTTTAACTCCACCTTGCACATCTCCACCGATTTGTCCAGAAGTCATAAACATATTTGCATCCAATTGCATATCCCCAATAACCAATTTTCCTTGATCAGGATAAAAGCTAAGCGCTTTATCAGTAGTATTTTCAATGTTCATACCAACTGAAATTTTGTCCTCGGCAATTTTGATTTCACCTAAATTTACTTTCATCCCTAGAGCGTCAACAGATTGATTAGATGCATCAATTCTTTTAGATCCATCATCTTTTTTCGCTTCTTTTTTCTCTGTTGTTTCTTCATTTTTTTCAGTAGAATTACCAGAACCACCTGTACTTACGTCTGAAGATCCACATGCAGCTAAAGATAATCCTAATGATAATGCCAATGCCCCCAGAGTAATTTTTTTAAACATTTAAAACCCTCCAATATGTAAATATTTATTTTATTAATAGCCTGTTGGCTATTAGTAACAAATTTTTCCGCAAATATATCAAACAAAAGACACGTTACTAAAGTGTGTCTTAGTTGTCTTTACTATGCTGCTTTGCCTTCTTTCGTAAAAATTCGATCTGATTTTTGATAAACTCAATATCCTCATCTGATAAGCCTTCTAGATCGAAAAAGTGAAGATCTTCTTCTTCTTTCAGACCTATTTTTTTAAGCTTGTCCACTTTTGAAGGTGGTGTAGGATCGTCAGTTTTACAAAGTAGATAATCTGTAGAAACATCGAATAGTTCTGAAAGCTTAACAAGCATTTCGTTATCAGGTTGCCTAGTGTTATACTCCCAATTAGCATAAGTGCTACTGCGTTTCATGCCTAACTTTTCAGCGACATACACTTGGGACCATCCTCGTTTTTCTCTTTCATATCTTAATCGATCTCCAAGCGTTTTCATAAAAGTCACTCCAAAAAAATTATTTACATTCAAATTTTACCATGGTTACACAAAATAAATAATTTTTTACACAAAAAGTATAAAAATATGTTGACTTACACATTATGTGTATGTAAAATGTAATTAAAGAGTTACACAATATGTGTAAAGAGAGGTGAAGCAGTAATAATGAGACACAAATTACGAATGGCCCGCCAAGCAAAAGGTATTACTCAAACTTTTATGGCGAAGCAGCTTGGTTACAAGACAGTTAGTGGGTACAACAATATTGAAATGGGCCGTACAAAGCCTAGTTTAGAAAATGCTAAAAAGATTGCTGAAATACTAGGTGAAAACATTGACGAACTTTTTTTTGATGAAAATTTACACAAAACGAGTAAAAAACAAAATTCAGCCTAACCAAGATAAAAAGCCGCAACTATTTTCTTACTTGCGGGGAGGTGATCTAATGAACCATGACAAGATCAAAGAA